GGCACGACCGCGAGCACCGGCGTCGCGAACGCGATTCGTGGCGGTGTCGGCACCACTGTTTTCGGCAGCGGTCAGAAATTCGAGCAGCATTGGCTTATCCGGATGCCGGCGCTGTTCAACAATTCGACTGATATAGGGGTGGTGCGGTTTGGGTGGGTCGATAATTCTTCGGCCCCCACAAATGGACTTTATTACGAGTTCGTCCCGGCTACTTCCGCGAACTGGCGCCCTGTGTCTATGGTCGGGTCGACGCCTACGTTGCTATCTGGCGGAACTGCCGTGCCTGTACCATCCGACACGTGGACGCATCTATCGCTCATCTGGGATGGTACGACGGCAACGGCCAAGGCGGACGGAGTTACCATCGGAACGACCACCACGGTCGACACTACGACGCCCGTCTCCGAAGCAATTGCGGTCATCAACAGCACCCCCATTGCGTCTACGCACCATGTTCTTTTGGACCTGTACCATAAGAAGATGGGTTGGACGACACCGAGAGCCAACTAGCCCCCACTACGCCCCGGCTTGGGGCTAACACCCTCATAGGTGGCATCCAAGCGGGGCTAGATGTAGTGGGGGCAACGAAGCCGAAGGTGCCCCGCAATTCACGCAGCCGATCGGCGTTCTGCGCTATCCGGCGTGGTCGTCTGACACGGATCAGACCCAATTCGACGTCGCTCTAGAAGCGGCGTGGCAGACCGACTTCGCGTGGCGTCAGCCGACGCGCGGTTGGGCTGAGTACGGAACGGGCGTTGATGCGCAAGCGATCGCCGACGCTGAGATCGACGATGCGGCCGATGCAGGCATCGATTTCTTCTGGTACCTGCATTATCCGACCGCGTCTGTGATCGGAGGCACACCTGACGACATCCCGGCGATCACCGCGATCGCAACACCGCTCGACAAGTTCCAGGCGTCAACGCACAAGTCGAAGATGAAATTCGCGGTAATCTCTGAAGCCGCGTGGCTACGCTATCCGCCGTACCCGAATAACTTCGGAGCGTGCGGCGGGCACTGCACGGGGCTCGGGAGCTACGGCTATTTCACTCAACAGATCACCGAAATCGCAAACCGAATGCTCGATCCGCAGTACTTCCGATACAACGGACGTCCGCTGTGGGGGATTTACGGTTCATCCAACATCGACGCGACGCACATGAACTCGGCGATCGCCACTATCACGAGCATTGTCGGCGCAGCGCCATACGTCGTGGATGTGAACCACAACACTACGCAGGCCGGCGTGCTCGGCGAGAACGCGATCACCACGTACGGACCGAACACGAATCACCTGTCTGCGGGCCAACACCCTTACACAGATCAGATTACACAGGACCGTGCGTTTTGGCCCCCGGCCGGCTTCGAGATGTGGGCGGGGGTAACGGCGCTACTAGATACGCGCCCGCGTCCGTCGTGGGCGTTCGGGTACGCCGACATGCCGACGATGCCGGAGTGGATCAATCATCTGCGTGGCGCCGCTACTTTCGTCTCGAGCGGTTTCACGAATCGCGCAATCATCATTTACAACTGGTCGGAATACATGGAGGGCGGACCTGGAATCAATCGGACGACGCAGGAGGGAAGCAGGTTTCTCGTCGGGATCGCGTGCGCGAAATGGGGCGTGAACTCCAGCAAGTGTCCCTCGTCGATCACCTACGAGGTCGACGCCTGCAACATTGGCGGCGCAATGGCGCATACCGGTGTCGGCTGGACGTGTCCTGCTTCTGTTGGATCGCACGACTACGACGAAAACCTGGACTCCACGACGAACGACACCGCCGTCTTTACCCATGTGGGCACAACGGCCGCTGACGTCGTCTGCACGAAAGGCCCGGACCGCGGGCAATTCTCCGTAAAGATCGACAGCGGGACCCCGACTACGATCGACGCCTACGCGGCTTCTCCGGCCGTGCATCAGACGTGCTGGTCATCTGGCGCGCTCGATGGGACGAAACACGCGATCACCGTGACGGTCCTCGGCACGAAAAACGGCTCGAGTTCTAGTGTGCAGGTCGGGATCGACTCGTTCCGCGTGACGGCGGATCCGCGAACGTTCTGATATAGTCCAGCACGCTAACGCAGGGTACGCATACCGTAATGGCCAGCCGCATCGAACAACTTGAAGAGAACTATGGTAAATGCTTAGCCGATGCGGCTAGGGTTGAAAGGCTGGTGCGTTCCGAGATTGGTCGTCTTGAAAGGCAAATCGGCGGCATCAAAGAAGACATGAAAGCGCTTGCTAAGTACCGAGAGAAACAAGGAAGTGAAACTCATCTCTCCGTGCGCCCACTCGGTATCAGTGTTACACTAAAAAACGTTGCGCCATGGGCTCTAGTGCTGTTGGTCTCGCTCGCAGCATTGATCGTGGCGCTTGTCAAGAGGTAAATTATGGCAAACTCAGGAACGGCACAGAAGAACGGTAGAACTGGACCCGCGTCGCTTTGGCACTATTTGCCATCCGCGGGTGCAGCTAACTTCGATATTGCAGGTTACAGCAATACTGCGGGCAACGGTCCTAAGGCTTGTAAGCGCATTACAAACATTGCTGCCGTTGCGGCCAGCGGTCTCGTCATCAAGCGACAATGGGATGATGCCAACGAGACTTTTGTCACGTTGCCCGCCGGCAGCAAGCTAGATATTGAAGCGTCGCAGATCGTTTCGAGTACGGTAGATTTGCTTATTGAGTGGTAATGGCTGGCAAACCCGACTTTACTAAATCTCTAAAAGCAGACGCGCTGAGTCTGCTATTGGAGCAGTACAAGGGTAAACCTATCCTTGAAGCGTTGATCTCTTCTTACGTTGCGGAATGTGAAGAGATTAGAGACGCTATCAAAGAAGTAGTACTTGCTCGAGATGCCCGGACTGCGTACGGAATATGGCTCGATATAATCGGTAAGATTGTTGGCGCTGCTCGCAATTCATCGAACGATGAAGCATATCGTTTGCTCATCAATACGAAGATTGCACAGAACAAGAGTAGCGGTCGCGCCGGCGATTTCGAACGCATTTGGGAGTTGATGGGGAATGATCCAGCTAATCTCCGGATGACTGAGATTTTCCCAGCTGGAGGCGTTCTTACTTCTATAGCGCCTATCACAAGCCTTTTCTTGACCAGCACGGAAATGGTTGATGTGCTTCGTCGCATCTTCTTTCAAGGTAAAGTGAATGCGGCTGGCGTACGTCTGACTTTCGTCTTCGCTACAGATACAGACAGTTTCCAGTTTAATGATTATTACAGCGGCGGTTCTTCCCCGCAACATGCTTTTTCTGATGCTAATAATCTAGCATCTCCAGCCGGAAAGTTAGCGAGTGTAATCACATGACCGGTCGTCCCGCAGACGTTATTCCGTTTTGGTCTGAGAACGCAAACTATCCGGCGGGTACTGATCCGTGGTCCGGTCTTCCTACTGCCGTGCCTCCTGCTGTTGCTCTTCGCAACGGTGGTTTGATTCCTAAAGATCAGTGGCCGGCACAATACGAAAACTCTTGGAAGCGTTCGATGGCAAGGTATATGGACTACCTTGCAGACATCGGTTTCATGAATTGGTCTCGTCCACTCGAGCATGATTCTGACGTTGCGCCAGGTACGTTTTTATTCACGAGCCTAGGCCTCGGCGGTATCCAGAACTATTGGAGCAACTACCATCAAGCTTGGTTCGTTCATGGCCAAAACGCTAACGGCATCTTCTATGTTGGAGATGCTTGCGCGCTCGACAAGTTCTCTACGGGAGCCGCAGTAAAATACCACTTTGGTGCGGTTGACGAAGCAACGGGCATCTCCGTTCAATTCAATGGCGACGCAGGCGCGGCTATTAATTATCGTCAAACAGCGGCAGATCTGAACAGCGGAACGAATAATACCCTTCCTGGCGTCTCAGGCGGAGGAGCGTTCGCTTATCATTCGCATTATATTCCGTTCGATGATACTCCGACCGGCGGTAGAATTTTCATCTTCGGTTCTAAGAACAGTACCGAATTCACTGTTTGGGAAAGCGACGACTCTGGAAGCACGTGGGGTGGCATACATCAAATCGACGCCGTCAATCTTCCTGGCAGCGTACGTTCCGCACATCGTGCTGGTGAAATTGTTGTTGTTACAAAAAATGATGTGACGGCTAGCACACCGAGACTTTGGTACTCAACGGACGTTGGTGGAGTCTGGACGCAAAAAGTTGGTGCGTTTGCTACGACCGATACTATTCTGGGTATTTATTATAGCGCAGAAGAAGACACATACATTATCGGAGTCCAGAAAGCTGGAGGCGATCACGGTTTCTATCTGTGCTCTGGATCGATCACGAACGCTTTCACCTATCAGTCCGTAACGGCTTCTTTGCCGGCGGGAAGTTCACTTAAATGTTTTGGTGTCTTCGGTAGCGCGATTCTGTTCTGTGCATCGCAGAGTGCGAACAGACGCCGATGGTATCTGTCTTGGAACCTCGGTGCTAAATTCCGATCCGTAGGCAGACCGACGCTCAGCAACTACGCCGTAGAGCTCGCTGTCAGCCCTCAGGGGCAGTTCTTCACGCACTCGGCGCTCGATGTTTCTCAGACCTTGCAGGTCTCAGGCATCGGTTCCGTTGCGCGCGGCGAGTGACGGATCGGGGCCGTAGAGAAGCGCGTTGATCGCGTCCTGGTCACCACAGAGCCCGCCTCCGCGCCGATGCGGGAAGTGGTAGGCGCCGCACTCGCAGCGCGTAGGACGGCGGCAGACGCGGCAATGGGGCCGCCCTGGACGGCATTTCCGAGGGCCTCGCTTAGGGCCTACGCAGCGCCCGGCCGCCATGGTTCGACGCGAGCGACGGCGCTGTTTGCACCGCTGAACCGGCGCCGCTTATTGTACCGCTCCGCCCATGCACGAGCGACGGTTTCGGAGCATGGACCCAAGACAAGACGATGAGGTTTGCGACGCATCTTGTACGCCGTCGGAGCGTCGATCACCTCCTCGACTATGATGATATGGGTGTTCACGTCTTTACCGCTATTATCTGTTTCTTAAAGAACCGAACACCCGGTACATCTACGTTTTTGCCTGCGTACTGCCTAATTGCCGCTTCATCGATGACCCAGAACTGACCGGGGACCTTCGTACGATCGACGATTTCGAAGTCCCATATCTCGCGCGTTTGAATACCGACAGGTTGCGGCGAGTCTGCGATGACAGCCAAAGTGTGCCGTGCGTCAGGGCTGCCTTGCGAAATCTCTGCGATGGCCTGACGCTTGACTGCTTGCAGCTCGGCTTGATATCCGACTACTAGATTCTTAAGAATTACTTCTAGTTGTTCATAAACCTTCTTAGGTTTACCAAACCAATCCTTAGCAGCCTTCATCGAGACTTTAAGAGGATCTGTGATCTTCTTTTCTTCTTCATCTAGTCTCTTGTATTGAGATTTGACTTCGATGAGAGAATCACAAACCTCCTGATAGTTCTCCGCCGTGACTTTGAAGTCGCGAAGTTCCGCGAGAATGGGGCTAGGATCTGGAAGTTCCGGGAGTGCTAGCGTCATCTTCTTTTTCTCCTAGGATGAGTTCGACGATTCCAAACAGCGCAGCGGCCGTAAAGAAAAGGGCGCACGCAAACCAAGCTTTCATCCTTCGATCAATTCAATAGCGGAGATGCCTGTCAGTGCTTCGATCGCTTTGGCTTTCTTGTAAGACGGCCGTTGACCGAGCATAAGAGAACGGATCGTCTCATGCGAAACGATGTTGTTGGTCTCCTTGCTTTTGGCTTCGAGTACTTTGCGGTACTTACTATCTGACATACCGTCAGGTTTCGTCTTGTGAAACCACTGGATGAAAGTCAGTTTCTCGATCTTCTTTTCCTTCTTCATGTTACTCTGCCTAAATCTCTGAGACCTATTGCCACTGCATCCCAGAGGTTATGATCGTCGCTGCGAATTAACGTAAGTTCGTAGGGATCAAGAACAAGCTCGGCGCGTGCTCGGGTGACCTTCTTCGGCCGCTGCCCCTTCCACTGGCGCGGAAGAACGAGCACAGTATTGCCGACTGCACCGTGGCGTTCTTCGAGGCGTCCAGCCTGATAGGCAAGACGTATGAGATCGTTCTGATCGCCCTTCTGGTGCTCAAGACGATAGCTCTGCGGAAGCTCGATGACCGTTTTATTACTCGGTCTCATCGATGGCATGCGTATCAACGCTTCAAAACGTAGGGCATCGGCATAGACGAGACGGCCGCAATCGAAGCGTGCTACGCCGGTGACGTTACCTGGGTCGAAATAATCGTGAATCATGGACGCCATCTCTTCGGACAGAGCGTCCAATCAAGAGGCGGAGGATTAGGTCCTAAATAGGTCCAATCTCGAGCCACGATGTTATGAAGAATTGCGTGTTCGCCTTCGGTCTTCATGCCGCTCGAGATGCGACCGCCGACCATCCAGATCTCATCACAGGTCTCGACTTCACGCTTGTCACACTCGAGGCCGTTTGCCCGGTTGTCTGGACTGTCTTCGATTACTCCAGTAATTGTGATCCACGAACAGACCGGCGCGTAACCCAGATTGAACACCCATGCCACCCATCGCGCGGCGCTCTCGCGGTTGCGCTGGATGCCTTCCGGAGTATCGGCGCTAAGGGGATGGGCTACATAGATGCGTTTTAGCTTGGCCATGGGATCAACCTACCGTTTCCGTCGAACTTCGCCTCAGCGTCTTTGGACCACATGCGGCACAAGCAAGGTTCTAGCTCTCGCATGCCTACGTGGGGTAGATATTTCAACGCGCTCTCACGCATGATGCGTCCGGTTTCGACGGCCGCATCGTGCGCGTATTGATTATCTCGCGTCTTGATGAGAAACTGATCATGAATAAAATTCACAGGCCTCGAACCGAAGAGTGGCGAGTCTTCCTCGACGTAACATGCACGACACAATCGGTACGCGGCATCTTTTGCGATGACAGCACCGAGACCTTGGAACGGGAAGTTACATGCTGCCGTAAAGCTCATACCCGAACGTACGAGGCCGGAATACGGAAGCTTGATCGTGCCATCACAGGAGTTGATAAGCTCGAAGTAAGGCTTAGCTTCGGGCCACGTATTCAACCAAGTCTGTTTGATGTGTGCTGCAAGCTCTTCTGAGATCTTGACCTTATATGATTTTGCAGCGTAGTCGACGAACGTCGCAACACCTAACCCGCCAGGCAAACCGAAGTTAGCTACCTTCGCAGTATTCCTGTTGTGCTTAACGTTCGAATCTTTCTTGTTCTGATAGCACCAGTCTAACGGCGCTTGGAGGATCTGCGACGCGACGTTCATATGCGGATCGTTATTCGTCTCCGACGAAAGGACCGTCGCCATATGCGAGAAGCCTAACCAGAGAGCACAGACTTCCGCCCAAGTATGGAGCTCAAGCATGGGATAGTCCGAGTCGATGAAGACCCAACCATCCGTAGGAATATAGCACTCTCTTATGCCCGGCTTGCGGCGGATGTTTTGCGTGTTCCCATCGCCTTCTTCGTCTTCCCCTTTACCCGAACCGGTTCGGCCGGTAGTAAGAAGGACCTCAAAGCGCGTTTGGATTGGCGTGTCAATTCCCGCCTCAAGTAAGGGGATGTCTGTGCTGAGGATCTTCTTGTCAGATGAAACCTCCGCGTATGCGATGAGGATCGGATCTCCACTATTAAGACAAGTGTCACTATCGAGCGCGACGTTGCCTCCGCCCGAACCGTCTTTCTTGCCTTTGGTGAGCTTCGGTTTGCCATTGCAGACTTGCGTCATCCTTTCTTTAGCGGCTTTGGTGTCTCGTGATCCATCTGGTCTGAGGAGGCCGGTGCGAATGAGATCCGCTTCCTTAGCTGCGATATCGTCTTCGATTTCTTTGCGGAAGACAGCGACCTTATGAGGATCTGTGCGTAATCCAACAACCGAATGAAGATGAAGAGCAAAAGCAGCACGACAATTTCGTTCTTCGTCATCTAGAAAGCCTGATTTTCCATATAGCTCTTCTTGCAGTTCCCATATGATTAAAGGGGCGACGGCATCATCAATTGTATAACTCTTTTGTTCTTCCGTCCACTGGTAAAGTGGGACATCACGTAAAGGACCGTAACCTGTACGTGGTCCGTCATCTTTGCTCAGTTCATGACCGAGCCAGAGCTTGCACAGAGGACCTAGGCCGTAGAGACTCTTCTCAGGTCCGTTCGGACCGCGACGAAACTTCCGCTCGCCGCGCGCGATATCTATCAGTTTCTGTCGGATCGAGACGTCCGATACGAGGCCCATGTCATATAGACACCATATGCGATCACGAAGATCTGCAAACTCGTTCCACAATACAGCCATATCATAGGCGATGTTAACTCCTATAAGTTTGCGTCCGAAAGCAAAACAAAGATCCGAATAAGCGACGATGGCGGCACGCGCATCGTACCATGGCATCACATCCGCTACGATGTCCCGCTTCTCCCCTCGATATGCATACGAAAGACAGGTCAGAGCCGGCGTGAGGTTGCCAGGCTCGATAAGTGCCGTCTCCGTATCAATCGAGATGTTCATATTTTAATCTCGCCCTTGACGACAAGTCTATCTACCGTCGCTTTCAGCCTTATGTCGAAGATCGTTGAGACAAAACGTTCGTTCTGATCGAGTCTCTTTGAGTTCTCAAGCGCCCAGCCAACATACGCGAGGCAAGCTTCTTGATGCATCCAACCAGCTAATGCCAAGTCTCCCGTGTACATCGCTCGACAGAAGCCGATAATGTACCGGGCGTATGTTAGCTGGGCTTCTTGAGCGTCGTTCATTGTGGGGCCTCATCAGCGCACGCTTTACGTACGGACCCAGGCTCGCAACCTGGGTTTCGGCCTAGCTTACCGTTGCGGCCAACCTGGCGGACCGCTCGGGCCTTGTGGACCCTGAGGCACGCCGTACGGCTGCTGTGCCGGCGCTTGCTGCGGGGGTTGCCCGTAGGGCGACGGACCGGCGGGCGGCATCGCCGGAGCTCCGTAGGGGGCCGTCATGGGCGCCCCTTGTGGAGGCTGCCCGTACGGCGCTTGCGGAGCCGGGGTACCGTACATCGGAGCCTGAGGAGGGGCTCCGTACTGCTGGCCTGCCGGAGCACCGTACGGCGCTTGCGGGTAGGCGCCCGGCTGAGGTGCGCCTCCTGCGAAGCCCGCCATCGGGCCTTGTGGCGCCACCGCTTGACGCGGCGGGGCCTGAGGCTCCACCGGCTGCGCGGGCGTCGGCTGGGGCTGCCACCCTTGCGGAGGTTTCCACGGTCGAAAGTTGTGAAGTTGGAAAGGAAGACCTCGGTTCTTTGACGTAGCAGTCTTCACATTCAGATCGACCGTGGTGTGACCTTGCAGAGCAGCAGGGTTCTGGACTAGGCCGGCGACGAGCGTCTCGAGATGAGGACGCACGTTTGCATCGAAGTGCTGAAGAGCCTCTGGCGATGTGTCATATCCCAGATGCGCAGCGTACCACGATGCGATGGCCGAGAACGCAACGGCCTGATTTTGCATCTTCTGGAACCAACTTGCGATGGACCCAATAGGATGTGCCGGATGGTTAGACTCTAGGATCTTGTACTCGACGATGAATGCAAGACCTACGTTCTGAGTCTGCTTGATGAGAGCGCGCACAAAATCTAGCTTATAGGTTCCGTTGTGAAACGGATTGCCCTTTGGGCTGATCGGTGCGTTCTGTAGTCCCGCGAACGGGTTCATGGGATTGGGCGGAGGACCTTGATTCGGATTTCCTGGATACATGGTATTGCTTTCTTGGTATTGTGATGGCCCTGTCTGGCACGGGCCGCTCCCTGTCGGGGGTTTCTATGTCCCCTAAGCTTTCTTCTTTGCAGGTTTCTGAAGTTCGAACGCTCGGGCAGCTTGAGCAACTTTCTCCCAATTCCAACGAGCTTGCCCAGGCAAGCGGTCCCAGCTGACAAGCTTGTCGTAGGGAATCATCGAACGCCAGCGGTTGTAAGCAGCCTCGCCTGGTGTGCGCGCGTCAGACATTTTCATATCGTTCTGGCGCGAAGCCGTTCAGACGAAGCCAGCGAACGCAGGAACGTGCGTGCTCGATCGATTCAAGTACATCCTCCGTAGCTCGATGCGCTTCGGCCTTTGGGAGCTTTGGCATACCCAAGCTCTGACAGAAGAGCTTGATCGCTGAGACGTCGTAAAGACGATGGGAGAGCCGCGCAGCGAAGCGGGGCATCCAAAACTTAAGGAATGCCATGTCGAAATGGATCGTCGAGCCCGCGAGGATAGGACGCTCTTCTTTTTCGACTTCCGGGTAGCGCTTGAGCAAGAACTCTTCGCATCCGACCAGAGAGACTTGCGAATTATAGCACTCTTCTAGAAGACCGTTCTTCGTATGCATGTCGAGGATGAAATCCGAAAGAGGGTGCCCTCGATTCAGTTTAAAAACCTGACCGTAGACGAAGCGCCGGCACAGCGGATCTGCTAGCGTCGCTTCACTTGCAGACAGTTCGAGTATGCGATCCTTCTGAGGATCGAGCCCCGTCGTCTCTAGGTCTAGCCAGATTAGTTTGGTCATTTCCTATGCACCCATATCCAAACGGTCATCGTCTCGTCTTCGTTATGTCTGTAGCCTCGGAGCTCCGCGTTATCGCGAGGAGGGATAGGATCGTCTCCGAAGCGCTGCGGAATGTTTACTTCGACCATGCGCGTCCTCTCTTTCCGAAAATGTCAGGGATATCTATATCTGCGATCAAAAGCTTTTGCGGACCTTGTATCTCTTTTAGATATCGCGCATCGGCTCGGCTCTGCTCGACGCATGCCACGTTTTCGTAGCAGCCTATTAGAGTCCAGAAATGGACCTCGTCCGCTTCCTGCCCCGGCCTGTGTGAACGTCCGAGCATCTGTTCACATTTTAGCCCATTAGGCGGCCAGGACGCAACAAGATTTTTTGTCCACTCGGGGCGGTACTGTAAATTTCGTTCTTCCTTGTTTGCTTCCAGACTAAGTATCGCCGGTCCCGTATGGTCCTCGATATAGATTCCTGTACCTGAGCGGCCACCTTGACCGAAGTATGGTACGCCGGTTAGCTGCGAGAGGGTCTGACCAAACATAGTGTGCTCTGTCCAGACGAGACCACCATGCTTCTCAAGCCACTCGATGCATGCGGCTAACGCACCTTCGTCGAGCCATTCGATTACCTGATTGTACTTGAACGTAGGCTCGATCGCTTTCCAAGTTCGATATTCCTCATCGCCGTACCATTCAGGATGGTAGACGCATGCACGTGCGACCTGAAGCTCGGAATCCAAGTTCCGCCGGTTATCCTTTAGAATATCTCGCACAAACGCACACCAAGCTTTCTTGGCTGCCCACCAATCCGCTGGCGGTCGCGGATCGCAAAGATAGTAGAAACCTAATGCAAGCTCTCGAGCCTTAGCCCAAATTTGCATGCCGTCCGCGAGGGGCCAGCCGTCCGGCAGTTCCCACAAGGTACGGAGCTTTTCCCAATGAGGTTCGATCTGGTGCTCGACGATCTGTCCTTTGATGTATAAGGATGCATCGCATCCTTGCTCGGACGTCGCAACCACGCCGGGCGTCTCGATGAGGCGACGTCGGAACGCTTTGCGCGCCGTTTGGTATTCGTCCATAGGGACGTGGTCCTCAGGCGTCGCGAGTTCAAGAAGAGCTCCGGGTCGGTATCTTTGGATAGCTTTAGGTCTTTCATCAAGACAGCTCGCCCAAGCTTCTAACTCATTCCAATCATGAGGCAGAGGAGAATTCTCTTTCAGGCACCAACCAATGATGTGTGCGAAGTCATGCAAGCTGCGTTTAGAGATGGTCCCGCTCATCGCGACACACATCGTTTGTGTCCAGGTCTTAAACCAACGGATGAGTCGTTTGGTTACCGCAGCCTTCTTATTCTTCGCTCGGTGCGCTTCGTCCAAGATAATCAGATCGGGGTTATACCGATCGAGTAAATGGGCGCCGCTTTCACGACCGAGCACTTGATAGGAAAGCACACGAAGATCTCGGCGGATCCTCCAGTGCTTCATATACATCTGGTGTTTGCGCTTCGTGCTTTCGAGAGCTCCGCCGGAGACGATAAGTATGGGACGCTGCGCTTCAAGTATCGTCGCTACAAGGAGCGAGATTAAGCTTTTACCTCCGCCGACCGAGATAAGTAAGAAGCCGCCACGGTTGTCGTAGATCTCGCAGAGCGCGAGCGCTTGCACGAAACGAAGGATCTGCTCGCCATCTTCGACGCGGAGATAGTTGGTCATGATGTTGACCAACTGTTCGTGAACATCTCCGCGTCGAGGGAGGTTCTTGATCCTATGAAACTCCGGTGTGGCAAGCACGCCGAGCTCTAGCCGCTGCCCTCGCGGAGCGGCGGCTAGGCCCTTCAGCGAAGCTTCGAGCAAGGATGCAAGATCAACGTTCATTTATCTCAATACACTCCACCCATAGATCTGCTTGGTCGTCCTCGTGCAGGTCGCTGGACTATATTTGTCCGCTACGCACGCGTCATAGTACCTAGCCGCCCCGACCGCATAGCCTACGAGCATGCACCCAAGACAGACGAGTACGCGAGCCCATAGGATGCGACCATGATCTTTGGGTTCTTCAACGGGTGGCCACGGTCGGCTGGGTGGTAAAGGTTCTCTCATAGCATCACCTCACATCCCTTGCGTTCTGACACGATGTTGAACTTCTCGGCCACAAGATCCTCGAGATGAAATCCGAGGCTCGTCGCGAGAAGATCAAGATAGATGATGACGTCTGCTATTTCGTGGCCTATCTCGAGCGTCGTGGGGGTAGCTTCATGCCTCAAGAAATGTTTCTTGATTGCGTTGCATGCTTCACCCATCTCACCAGCTGCGCATAGAGCCCAAAGGACGGGACTCCAATTAGCGTGCTCAGAGAACGCTGTATGTAGACGTTCCTGATTCTTTTCTCGCAGATGAGCGAAGTCTAGGCTTGTGGGTTTAAGGTTGTCGATGAGCGTGTGATACTCCGCTTCATTATCGGGCATCGGAGTGCCGCTCGCCGGAGTAGGATGCACAGCGAACGGATCGTCGAGCCCTTGCTTGGTTGCGCAGAAATGCGATCCCTCGTCCGTTCCGCCGAAGCCTTCGGGGTCAAGGTTTAGCGGCTCATCCAAATTGCGGATCACGTCATCACCCCTACGACGATCTTCGCCGCGCGTGAACGGAACACGGTCTGTACATCGCGCTCGATGTCCGAGCTCATAAGCACGACGTCGCCGGTCAACGGATCGTTGGAGTCGAGCACGCGAGCTAGAGCATGCTGAAGCATCGCCTTGCCACGTCCGTACTCGATCGCGCCGTAGTGCGGGACGTTGTTCTCCTGTCCGACAAGCTCGTTTGCCGCATGCGCGTAGTCTATGCCCGCGGTGTACTCACACCCAATTGGCATGCAACCGATGTATAGGGTGAAACCTTCTTCGTCGGTTTCTTCTTGCTGCGCCGGTGCCGATCCGTCGATCACTTCGGCGTTCTTTTTCTTACGCCCCTTCTTCGGCTTCTCTTGAGCGGGCGCTGCGTCCACGCGCGGCGGAGGCGTCCACGCTTGAGACGGAACGGAAGCACCTTGTGGCACGATATTGGGATCCGGCTGCGCGTACGACGCCTGCGGCGGCATGTTCGGTGGAGGGCTCCACTGCTGCGCGGACGGAGGCGCGTAGTTCTGCTGAGGAGGCGCGGCGATCTGAGCCGGCGGAGGGCTCCAACCTTGCGGCGCGGTGTTCGCATTCGGTTGTGCTCCTGGTTGGAACGCTTGATCCCACTGTGGAGGCGGACCGCTCGGTTGCTGTGGAGCTTGCGGCGCTGAAGGCTGCTGTCCAAAGGGACTCGCCGGTGCCGGGGTCTGTCCGTTTGCGCGCTGTCCCTGAATTTTCGCGAGAAGAGATCCTTGTGCCATTATTCCTCTAATTCGATCTTGTGGTTGGGGGTTACATTTTCCTAGGAGATGACAACCGCCGAAGGCGTCGCATGCTCCGAAGTTAGGTTGAAACTCCAGAAAGTCTGGAGGATCTTCTATACCGCGTGTCTGCTCGATAAGCTGTGCTTCAGGTAAGATGTGAGAGAAGAACAGATCCTCAATTTGGTTACGTCCGACCGTTTGCCAGATCGGGTAGGCCCGGAACGGTTTGCGTGTCGTATGGTAGGTCCAATGAAGTTCGACGCTCGGAAGGTCATCGCGGCGTCGGAATTCATCGACCGCGTAGATGATACTCTGTGGGTGATATAGGATTTCTTCCGTCGTTTTGATCCAGCGCTTATCTCCGGTCGTCTTGTGATCGCCGATGATAACTTGGGTCCATCGACACACGTAGTCTTTCTTGCCTGTGAACCACGCGCCCGGAGCTTGGAAAGCGAACTCTTCTTCGACGAACAGCCCTTCGGATTTAGGCTTCGGAAGAAGATGCAAACCTTCGGACGCAATTTCTCCTGCAAGGGCTGTAAGGTCTGGAGGCACACCTTCCAGTAGATATTTCTCCTTATAGCCATGTACTTCTGAGCCGAGCGCCGCGCCTTTGCCCTGAGGACCACGCCAACCGTAAATATAGACCCCTGCCCATTTGCGTTTGCAAAGGTCCCAAAGCTCCATTTCAGAAGGTGAAACGAAGAGCTTCATTTTCTGCAGAATAGATGAAGAACACAGAGCATACAAACCATAAACGCGCCGAGCTGAGGACTTCTGATCGAGTAGCCCCGTGAAAAGGCAGCTAGGAGCATATAATCAAACTCGGTCACGATCGCACCTTGCGCAGCTCGGCCACTGCCGCGGACATGGCGTCGAGTGCCTCGGCCAACGACCTAGCCGCCGGATCGCCATAAGGCACTCGGCTACGCGCATCGACCACGGCTTGCGCGGCGGTGATGAGACGCTCTACCCAAGCCAAGCCGCTCTTTGCGAGGATGACGTCTACCCGCTTCCTCTCTTTGTCCAATTCTTCTCTAGTCATCTCAACACCCATCCTCACTCGGCGGGGCGGGCGCTTCATCTCGAACCACGAGTCTTCGATGAAGCGCCCGTCCGTTGCCTGAAATAGTCGTGGCTCACCCGCAACCTCGGCTTCGCGCATCACCTTGGTTCGCTGTGCCGCGTCGCGCATTATGCCCTCCGCCGCGCACTTGATTGGCTGCTTCACGCCGTGGACAGGGCGCGGCACAGATTCCCAGCAGTGATTAGTAGCCCCTCGGTGCTTGATGCACCGGTAAGTAGCCTCGACTCGCCCGTCGTGTTTTCGACGAAGGTATTCGCGTTCGCCAGGTGCGTTACATCGCCCTTCGTCGAACTCCAGTTCGCAAGGGCCAGTAGCACGCTCAGCAAAAGCCTCCCTCTGCCGTCGCGCCACATCCGTCTCTCTCGCGCGCAGCTCCCGATTCTCGGATTCGATTCCGCCCCACGGAGTATCGATTCCGCCCTTCCCCGCCGCGGGAGGCTCGTCGGTGACGAGGGGCCTTGCTCGGATAGCTTCGGCGACGGCCGGCATCGCTTGAAAGGCGACAGCAAAAGCCTCCCTCTGCCGTCGCGCCACATCCGTCTCTCTCGCGCGCAGCTCCCGATTCTCGGATTCGAGCGCGGCGTTGGCGGTGCGGAGGGTGGAGATACCGTGCGCCACATCCCAATCCTCGGATGGCGGCACACCATTGAACCAGAGTGCGCGCCGAGCATCGCTAAGCCCTTTCTCCAGCTCCGCGTTCTTCGCCTCCGCCGCGTCAGCTCGGGCGACGTTGCGGTTGTATGCGTCGAGCCATTCGTTTGCGCGCTTCTCTTCGCGATTCCGCGCTTCGATCTCGACTCGTAACGAATTCTTCACACGTCGCAATAGCACGACTATCATCTTACCCATCCGTTTCCTCCGTCCAAGTAACTTCGATAAGATCCCCTCCGTCGCCAGGGACATGAAAGACGACTCTAGCGTTCGGAGGAACTGCCACGCCTACGATCTGCTTACCGTTTAGCATATCGATGACAGCCTTACGACCTAAAACTATCGATACACACGTAATTTGCTTGACCGAGCGCGTTACTTTTATCTCTTGGTTCATCGGCTAAGAAGCATGACACTTTGCTTTCCCCTTGTCGAGCTTTTTTGAACGCGCTAGGCTGATCGTCCGCCCGGAGCTCTTGCGGCCCGCAGAGTAGCACGAAGCGCGTGAGGCACCCTTGGACGGTATCGTCATCTCGTACTTCGAGTCAGCCAGTGACAACATACCGAAATACTACAGCTTTTCCGACTGGCCATCGCTGGCGACCTGGTTAACGCAGCCGCACCAGGTCCGAGCCTGGAAGGACGGCCCATGCTGGTCGGGGACGCACTACGACCAGGCCAAGGTCGACGCTGCGCTGGCCGCTGGCGGTAAAAACGTACGCTCCGATGAGAACGTTACCGGTGTGTATTTGGCCGTGCTCGACTACGACCACGCGACGGAGGAGACCATCGCGCGTGTAGAGGAGCGCTTACAGTCCTTCGCCTATGCTATCTATACAACCTATCGGCATCAGCTAGAAGGATATGGTAACGCCTTCCGCATCGTGTTACCGGTTACAAGGCCCATACATCCACACGAACATCAAGCCTTCTATCTTCGTTTGATAGATGCGATGGGCGGGGAAGCGGACCGCAAAGTAAGAAACTGCTCTAGGGTCTTTTATCTGCCCGCTTGCCCTTCGGAGCGAGAAAAGCATGCTTTTTCCTCTTGGCAAGATGGCGCCAGGATAGATGTCTCCGCCGTCTTAGGTCGTCCTGACGTTGCTCCAGAACGCCGCGCAGGTTTCGGAGGGCTCGTTACCCAAGAGCTATTCGAAGCATGGGGTCAAAGTCTCAGAAGAAAAGCCGATCCACAGAGCAAAGCCATAGGTTACGCAATAAAAAACGTACTAGCCGGTGAAGCGTTTGCGCCGGACGGAGATAGGGACAACGCATGCTTTTCTATCGCATGTTCGGTAGCGGAAGCTTTCCCTGATGCGGATCCATCATCTCTTGCTGAGTTCTTCGGCCAATCTCTCGCATTGATGCGTGGTCCGTCCGGTGAAGGTCCGGACGTCGCTATCATGTCTGAAAAGATAGCGCGCAAGCAACGCGAGGTAAGGCTTACCAGAAGCGCTCCGACAGATGATAGGACGCGACGCATACTTTCATTATATAGGACGGGGCGAGACTATGGGTATACAGCAGAAGAGCTTGCGGGTTGGGGTGATCTGTCTCATCGCTGGATCCTCACTCGCGGCAATGATCTTTGGTACTTCGTACATGGCGAATACGTTCATGTGCCTAATGGTCCGTACACTCCTACGGCCGCGCTAGATTATCTAGCGCCAGCAACCGGTATACAACTAGTCAAACCTAAAAAGGATGGGTGGGAATTAGTACCCATTAGAGACCTGTGCATGCAGTACGGTACATCTTTGGATGAAGTGAAAGCTTCATTACTCATCCAGAGAACGACGTACGACCACAATACACGAAGTCTAGTTGAAGCTACGGCGCCGCGCGCGTTCACAGGGCAGGCCGAACACAACCCATGGATCGAAGCGTGGCTTAAGGCGTTGCTCGGCGAACCCGGGCTGGACTGGTTAGCTGTGTTCCTCAAGCTCACAGAAGCCGCGCCAGCATTATTCTTAAGCGGAGCTCCGGGCGTCGGTAAGAATCTTCTAGCTAACGGTTTGGCTAGATTCTGGAAGGCTGCACGACCATCTAGTATCGAAGATGTACTAGGTACTGCGTTCAACGATAGCTTGGCACGATGCCCACTAGTCTTCGCCGATGAGAATATTCCAAAGGACCACGGCAGGCCTAAGATAGAAGAACTCAAACGTTTGATAACAGGAACGCGCCATAGATTAGCGCGGAAGTTTCGAGACGTACTCGACTTGGAAGGCGCGGCAAGGGTCATCATCGCCGCGAACGATCCATCTGTCGTCTTCGGTCGCGCGGCGCTTACACAGGAAGACATCCAAGCTCTGATAGATCGCTTCGTCTACGTCAGCCCGCATCCTGATGCGCGACGTATCTTGAACGAAGTTTCCAAGGATACATTGCGTGCATGGGTCGAAGGCAACGGTATAGCAAAGCATGCTTTATGGCTGGCCGAGAACCGTCAAGTTGATGGTACAGGTCGGCTAGCCTGCCCGGCAGACCTCGGCGCGATGAAAGACAAGCTGGTCATTGGCACGGGCCTGCGATGGGAGATCCTAGATTGGATCGTTTCTTATCTCAGTAACCCTTCGTTGATTACGCCAGAATTCTTACGTTTGCGTGCGCTGGCTAAGCCCGTGCATATCACAGGACGAGACACTGTCTGGATACGTGGCGAAAGCATATTCGCTTACTGGGATAAGTTTGGAGATTCCAAACGGACGCCAGAGAAGCGCCGCATCATAGAAGAGATAGGACATATGTGTCCTACTCGAGCATCGTTCGGCAATTCGATGTATCGCGCACTCGACCTAGAGATCCTAATGACGTGGTGCAAGACGGCGGACCGAGATCTGCCGGACCTTGAACGGACTAGAGCATGGCTTGAAAAAATCTTCGCATGAACCGGAGCAAGAAAAAGCATGCTTATTGATCCGGAGCAAAGAAAAAGCATGCTTATCCTCTGTTGAGTCTGTGTTTGGGTCTCATGTGTCTAATCTGTTCAAGCGTCAAACCTTGCGTTATGGTTGTAAGATTATCTAATGCCGCTTGGACGGTCGGTCCTTTAGCTCTCGCGATTACGTCGCTCCCATCACGTACAGTTAGTTCTGCTACGTAACAGTCGACGGAATACCAAAGCTCGATGTTCTCATGTAAGCCGATAAGTCTGTCGATGCTTTGATTAGTCGTCGTTGCTCGCCATGCTTTCGTACCATTGACACATGTTGCCATCGAAGAACCTCTGGCACGACTCGAACGCATCGAGTGCGCGGGCTAGGCAGGTCTCCTCCGTCGCATATGGGCCCGAAGGCTCGCCGCGGCGCCAAGGTCGGCGAGGAGCTTGTCTATCGACTCCTCACTCAAACGTCACCGTCCCCTTCATCTCGATGAGGATGTCGAACTTCAGCTCGTCGCTACCTTCCACCTCGACGTCGCACACGTCGCACGTGAACGGGAAGGGCACGTCCGGGAGCCCGTCAGAATACGGGAGCTTCGCCATCGGGGTCTCCTCGTCGCCGTGATACACGACGAAGAACATCTCGGCCGCCCCGAGCGTGGCTAGGCGCGCCATGACGGCGAGCGCGGTCGGCCTCGTGATGCCGGCCTCCACGGCTAGTTGATGGGCCTGGACGTACTTGTTCCGCTCGACGGCCTCCGAGATCCGCTCCCACTCTTCGGGCGTCACCCCAGGGAAACGTTTCATCTTACTTTCATCCCATCTTTACGGTTACTGTGTTACCGGTTCTATAGCCTACGGCTTTGCGCCGGCCTTTGGGGTCGTAGACCACGACTCGGTCGACGCTGTGGAGTGCGTTTAAGGTCTCCCATACGGGGTCGGCTGCTCGGGCGCGACGCTCCAGCAGCCACGCGAGGAGCCAGAGCAGAGTGATAAGTGCGAGCGCGAGGACGAGGATCACTTTAGCCCCCAGTCCACATAGATGTCTGCCATCCCATGCTCGTGACGGGCATGGTTTAGTGCGTTGTCATCTAGTCCCCACGGAAGAGGACACGAAAGACAGTGAAGGAATTCCACGAAGTGTTTCCAAGCTTGCTCTGCATATCGTTTCTTTAGCTTGCGGCTTACCATGGTTCCTCTAACGCCCAAAGGCCCGGCCGATTGCTCGGTGCGGGCCGGGGCTAGGCGGAAAGGGATTAGTGCTTCCGGTAAGACTCTAATACTTTCTCACACATCTTTTCGGAGCCTCGGTACAGTACATATCCGTATGGGTTCCTTAGCTCCCACACCTTGCCCACTTGAACGATACTGAAACCGCCGATCGCTGCGTTGTTCATGTCCTTATCCTCGCATCCTTATCTCATGCCGTCAAGGACTTTTTTCGTAGGTTAGCCTATGCTGGCCAGATCCATCGCGTCTCCGGCGAAGTACTTGCCGCGCATGCAACCGAGCATGTCAGAGAAGCAACGGAACTCGAAGTCGCTCTGATGCTTCTCGTAGTACGTTATGCGGTCCTTAAGGCGGAATTGCTTCCAGATCTCGTTGGCCTCCTCTTGACACATATCTGAGAACTTGTTCTCGTCCAGCACGGGATAATCGGCTAGGGCCGCTTCGATCTCCTCCGCTGCGCCAGCGGCCGCGGAGCCCGGGCGGACCAGGATGATCTCGAACCATCCGTTGGCCCAGTGCCCGAAACGATGCACCTCGACGTCGCTCTCGTCGTCTCCGGACGCCGTGATAAGCATGTCGCGGGCGACGGCGAAGTTGCACCGCGTGAGCACGTCGGAGTCTCGGTTTTGCGCGACCGAGGCGACCAGCCAGTCTTGGCGGTCCTCCAGGCCGAGGCCTTTGGTATCGAACTGTGAGGGACGAAACTCGCTGTAGGTTTTCATGGTTCTTACCTTATCAGATCTGAGGTACGGATCAAGAGTTTTAGCGCGTCACTTGTCGTGGGATGCGTCGCATAGCATTCGCGTGATAATGAGCCGCAACTGCGATCGTCGAGTCTTTGCGTGATAGTTGGTACAGGAATTCAGCGAACGAATCCAACATGAAACCGATTACGTCCGTCGCTTTGATGTTTTCTGGTTTGAACGAGTTCATGATTCTTATCCTAAGGGATCTAGGACTCCTCGTCAAGCTTTTCTTTTCGTGCCAATACGATCTGTAGCTCCTCTGCTGTGAGCTCGCGGACGTGCCATTCCCAGCTTGGGATACAGTTCCCATGCTCTAGGGTCGTATGGGTGACCATGGTCATGTCGGCTTCCGCGATCTCCGTCACCCGGGCCTGGTCGGCCTCGCTCATCTCATCGTGCCGCGCGTCGCTCCAATCCAGGCCCAGTTCCTTCGCGGCCGCCTCGTACTCGTCCGGGCCGATCGTATGCAAAAGGCCCGGTGCGTTGTCATCGAGCCACTCGAGGGCGGATTCCAAGGCGTCTTCCAGATGTGCGGCTAGGACGACCACGTGCGTATCGCCGTAGGCTCCGAACGAGAACAGGAAGCCCACATCATGTTCGCTGGCCGAGGTTTCGCAGAACGGGACGGTTCGGATATCGAATTCGTTTGCCATGAAACATAGACTAATAGAGATGAGTCAGGCCGTCAAGGAAAAAGATCTTAACGAGTGAAGAAAGATGTCTTATCAGAATTATGGCGCAGTGCGACATGGATCAGTCTTTTGCTGCACGAAGTGCACGTGGATCCATGGGGTGCTGCACGTGAAGGTGCACGAAACTTTGCGCCGCGAATTCGCTGGTTTAGGTCGTTTTACGTTCACTTCGTGCAGGGGTTTGGGAATACGTACGGAGAATGTGTTCAAAAAGGACTATATGCAGTGCGTTAAAAACGATTTTTTACAAGTGCTGGTATATACAGCGTTCGGAAAGTGCTGCACGAAGTGCACGTGATTCGACCTAAGTGTTCGGTATCATTGAAGTAAAGTTCGTGCGGATCCAACGTGCAGACCTTCGTGCACTTCGTGCAGCACGTGATGGGGTGAACGGAATGTTGGATCCAACGGTTAAGGAACCTGATGACGAGTGAAGAAAGTTAGAAGAAAGACCTTGACCAGATGAGCTAGATACCTTAGTCTAAGGACATGGCAAACATCAAGTCAATCAATGAGACCATCGCAAACGCCCGCGCCGCTCGTTCGAGCATCAAGCCTGGCATGCAATATGCTGCTCAGGTCAAGGCCGACACGGCGAAGATTCTTGAGTCGTGGAAGGTGCGTAAGGATCTGGACCGCCAGGACTTCATCCAGTTCTTTTCGCTGGCGTGAACGACCATGCTCGGGATAATAGGTCTGACGCTACTCGTTTGGGGCTTGACATCCTAGCACAAGGATGAGAGGATAGGAACATGAGCAACGCAGCACGCGAGAGCAACGTTTTCGAAGATGGACGCATGGCACGTGAGGCCGGCCTTACGCTCGGAGAGATTCACAATCTGTTCGGGTTTCTCGAGTTCATGACCTCGAGCGTCCGCAAGGCTACGTTCGGTCGGTATCAAGGCGCTCGCCAGGATGGCGCATGGGCTTACGAGAGCTTCCGCATTCTTTCTATGCCTTCGGTTTGAGGAGGTATGCTGTGTCTAAAGAAGCCTTGATTGAGTCCTGGTTCGATTCCCTCGCCGCTTTCCTGTGGTTTCTCAGTGCGTCCGGTAAGAAGAGAAACGGAGCGCAGGACGTCCGAAACGCAAGGATGATGCATAACCTTCTCTAGGAGATGAAACATGTACGCAATCGACAGCATGCACGGAAACGAACTTTGCAGCGGCATCGAATTGGAGCAGGAGGCGCGACGCATCGCACAGAATGATGCTAACAGACTCGGTGAGCCAGTCTACTTGTACGAGATGGGTTCGGATGAGGAAGCAGAAGAGATTCAACCGGAGGAATGATCTTTTTCTCTTGACATCCTAACACAAGGGTGAGAGGATAGGAACATGAACAACGCAGCACGCAACGCTCGGTACGAGACCCTGACCTTTATCCGACTCCTCCAGGGGCTGCTCCGGGAGATCAACGAAGTCAGTAAGTGGTAAGATAAGGAAGTTCAACCCAGGCCCGCACCTCTTAGGAGGCCGGGCCTTTGGGCGTTATGAGGCTCACACTACATCTAACCGCGGTCCTCAAAGCTTGGGATGAAGGTCGCATCAGTGAAGAAACGCTGAACATCTGGCTGGCGAGGTATTACCCATGAACCGCTTCACCGTAGACATGACTACGGAGCGGCATGTTTACATCCAGCCGCCCATGCTCGGAGGAAGGCTAGGCACCTTAGTATGTGACTTTTTGAGTCAACTAACTGAGGGTTTGCGTGAAGTCTGCCGCCCAGGTCAAGGCAGACACGGCTTACCTGAGATCTGGATAAGATACTTTCGTCGCGCAACGAATCTAGGAAGGTTCCGATCATGATGTCCGACCGAGAAGCCGAGCTCTATCTAACCTTGGCCATTGCCCTCAAGCATGCTGGGCTACTGGACGCCGAACTAGATGCAGTAGAGATGGTCAAGCAAGCTCAGATACTAGTCGAAAAACTAGAACAAGTAAAGCTTGACATCGTTCTAGTAAGAGAGGATGTTCATTAGGAACTAATAGCACAAGGTTCCTATATCGCACGTCCGCTGCACGCATCATCTCGGCCGTTAACGCAGTAATCCTGTGCTGCAAAAAGCTGTGCGTGCGCTAGACTCCTAGGGTGTCCGAAGAACAAGTTATCAGATACCCCTTGTGGGAACGGCAGGATTTCGAAAGCGACGAGCAGTGGGCTGCGTTTCAGAACTACCGGAACACGCCCCCTGCTGTGCGCGCCTTGGACCGGGTCTCGGCGGAAGTCTACGTAAAGCGCGCGAAGGTCGAGAAGTGGGCCAAGCTCATGCACTGGGCGGAGCGAGCGCGCGAGTTTGATCGTTGGTGCGACCAGCAACAGGCCCATGAACTGAGCCGCTCGGAAGCGCTGCACGAGACGCGGCGGGCCCATCTGCGCTTGCTCGGCCTGTTCTCCAAGATCCTCGGAGACGAACTAGAGACGATCCTCAAGCAACAAGCCGAACGCCGCGAGCAAGGCGCTACTTATAGCATCCTTAAGCCTCATGAGATAGCCCGTTCTTTGCGCGACACGGTCGTTCTGACGCGCCTGCTAATGGGCGAAAGTACTGAAAACGTGTCACTGGGCGGAAAGCTAGCGGATCTCTCGGATGAAGAACTCGAGGTACTCGAGAAGATCCACGCCAAGAAAGATCGAAGCATCCTGACCTCCGGGCAAGAGATAGTGAAAAAAGACTAGACAACCTAGCGCAAGGATGCTAGTCTCTTTTTCATGAACGAAGCACTTCTAGATAAGATAGCGGCGCTTCTAGCGCTCGCGGAAAAGAATAACAACGTCCACGAGGCAGCGACCGCGGCCGCTATGGCCCAGTCCCTCTTGACGAAACATCGCCTCACCCTGGAAGACATCGAGGCAACGCGCGAAGAAAAGATAGACGAGCAGGAGCCGCTATGGTTCGCAGAGCGTCTGATCTTCTGGAAAGGCGTCTTAGCAGAGGGAGTCTCAAGCGCTAACGGCTGCAAAGTTTTCTGGAATAAGTCCTACGGAAAGATGACAACCATCGGACGTCTGTCCGAAGTTCAGATTGTACGTTACTTTTACTGTTACCTGGAACGTGAGATAGAGCGGCTATGCAAACTTGCGCAAGTCGAAAACATCGATTCGGACGAGCCTCCGCTTCGTGGCAAGACGGAAACGAATAGTTTCAAGATGGGTGCCGCAAGCGAAGTAGTCCGCCGACTCAAAGCTTCCAACGAAGAGCAGATGCGCGCAGCGGACAACCAGTCGCGAGCGATCGTCCTGCAAAAGGACGCGGAGCTCAAAGTTTTCCTCGAGAAGTACAGTCTTAGCCGGCATAGCGGAGGACGTATCGGCGACCGCGACGCCTATGTGCGTGGAAAAGAAGCCGGCGGTAGCATCGCTTTGAACAAGGGACTAGACGGCCGACCGATAAAGATGCTAAGGTGAGATATGACAGATATTAAAGGATATCGAGAGATAAGGCAAGTAACCCCAGCCTATATCCAACAGGTCGGGGACGCTTGGAACGACTTTTTTGATGCGCTAGCGGATCTGTGCCAGGTCCTCTACTGGGCGCATGATCCACAGGTAGTAATGCAGATAATCCCACCAGGAGGTTGGAACTGATGTCCGAGGAACTGTGCCGTTATTGCGGTAATACGTACGAGCAGCATAACGAAGACGACGCGCCTGATGCACGGATGATGTGTTTAGGAAAGAAAAAAGGATTTAGACCCAGAAAAAGCGTAATAGAGTTAGGCAAAGATCCGAATAAGCAGGAGCGTGCTCGAATCATGAAAGCACGTCACGCGCGAACACGAGAGACGGAGATCCTAGATGCTCGTTTCTGTGTTGCCACGCAGATTAGAAAACTTACTTGTGTGCTCGCGGATTTGAACATGCTTCTAGATCCTGCCTGGCCTCAAGATTGGAATCACGGTCTGGCGCAAGCAAAAGCACATTGCGAACAAGCACTAGTTATGCTAATCTCAGCTGAGACTCAATACGGAGACCTCGTGCCATGTCCGAAGAATACCACGTAATCAATACCGAACGACCCGAAACTAAGGGGTTTTGGGTTAAAACGCCAGGTCGTATTATCAACGCAAAGCCTTATTCCGTCTGCCTCGTCGAACCACCGCGCCCAGCGCTAGAACCGGTCAAGCAGGTTCTCAAGCGCATTGGGTACTTCGCAGCCGTTCTTTGCCTAACGGCTTGCGGCTCAAACCCGTTTGCCGGCGAAGAGCACATCTGGTCGGGCGTGACGGACGATCCGCGCTACGAGCAGCAGGCGCCGTCCGAGAGCTGCTCGGAGGACACCCTTCCGCCCGAGGTGATCCATGAACCGGTATGGCCGGACTATCCGCGATGCCCGTCGACAGGTTCATTAGGCGTCTGCCTCGGTCAGGATTGCGAGCGCAATGGGATGCACACAGGAGCGTATATCTGCAATCTAGAAGAAACGGATTGCATGGCCGTCTGCGTGGACTACGGAGATCCATGCAAAGGACTGGACACAGGGAAATAAACGTGAGCCGACAGAAACGAAGATTTAAGGTACGTGAGATCTCGGGGTACACGCACCCCATGGTCGGCCGCCTTGTTAGGGGTATGGTTGAAGGAAACGCAGTCGCGGCAGGACATCCCAAGTTCAATACCGCCGTTCGAATCGTCAAAGTCATCGAAAAGTGCTTGACGGAGCTAGCACGAAACGTTAAGGTTCATGAGTCAGCCGCAGATGCGGCCCAAACTTGAAGGTAAATAGAAAAATGGCACAGGCAAAGATCAAGATTCCGACTAAGACGAACCCCGTTAGCTCCGCGCCGGCTCAGGCTGGAAGCGATGCAGCGCCGGAGAGCGGGCCTCAGGCCGCGCCGGCTCCTGAGGCACCGGCTCCTGAGGCACTGAAGCCACTTAGCAAGGAAGAGAAGCGCGCTCTGTTCGACAAGGCGTTCGCTTATGATGAGACGGTCGCTGCGCTGGAAAAGCAGATCGAGCAGGTCAAGGCCGAGAAGAGCATCGCGGTCGAAGCCGTGAAGAACGCATGCGGCAAGGGGCCGTTCCAGTATCGTGGTCGCGAGATTACGATTAGCTCGCGTGAAGGAACCTTCTTCTTCAAGGACTACGGCAAGCGTGACCTTGAAACGGTTGACTGAGCGAAGTTCGCAATGCTGGTGCGGAGGGTCAACGCATCAGCATGAAGCAGACGCCAGGAAGATCGAAGAGAGACTAAGTAAGAGACCTGAAAAAACTAGACCTAAGCTCGAAGTAATAGATGACGAGCCGATAAGAAAACCTCTCTTCGATAACAGCGAATTCGCAGCGTTCGCTAAAGACGATGAGTAAGTAGAAGACTTGGACCCGTAGCTAGCAAGCGGGTACAGGCCCCTCCTAAGATGCGTAGAGAAAACTACGGCAAACCATCTTAGGAGGGGATTTGATTGTAAGTAGAAGCCCGGGCAGCCGTCCGGGCTTTCGCTTTTTTCACTCCCCTCTGTTCAGGGTTTGCCGGCCGCTCGGGGCAAAAGTCATCAATTGTTTCGCGTATGTGGCAAATTTGACTTGACAAAAAAGCTTGCGTTCCTGCTCCAAAGAGATAATGTAGGCAGCGGAGGCAACGAAAATGGTGACGACGAACAGACCAACTAAAGACAAGCTTCAGGACGTAGTTCTTACTTTGGCCCAGCTGGATACCGGAGAAAGAGACCCTAGAAAACTTTACCTAAAAGCCAAAGCCGTCGAGGCCGTTACACAATGGCTGCGATGCGAGCGCGGAGCAGAAATTCAGTATACGAGGCTTGCGCCAACGTGAGGCTTTAGGTACAACGTGAGGCTAGTTGCCTCGCGAATTTCGACGGCCCGTTACCATGGTGGTTGCGGGCCGTCGATTTTGGTGCTACCTTTAGGTCTTCTGGGGACTCGTGCTTGGGTCCTCCTCATGAAGGTGCTCCAAGGGTGCGGGGCCCCCAGGAAACTGGGGGCCTCGTTTTTTTCCGGCCTGCGTGCTAGCCTTTGCGGATGTTCAGCAAAGACACGCTTCACGCTTGGTCTGTAATCCTTTTGGCGTCTGTTGCGGCCGGTGTGGCAGCTGCGGTGCCTGTTTTCCCACAGTACTCGGCTCTGCTAGTACCTCTTGCAGCCGCGCTTGCTACCGCAGCTGGCAAGGTGACGCAGATGGCACGCAACGCACCTCCGCCCGAAGGCAAGGATAGTGGAACGACTCCGCCGGCAGTCGCAGGCATCATCCTTATCTGTTTGGGTTTGGGTGGATGTGCTTCGCTTGGGCATTTTACGAATCCGACGCTAGAAGACATCGCTTCGCAGTACTGTGATAATTACAGACAAGATCATATGGCTGATCTTCAGGACCAAGCCAAGCAGGCGGGCCTGAGCTTGGATGATGTGCTGCACGCTTTTGATATTTCGTGTCTTATCCGAGTTAAGCAAGCAGGTCCGGCGGGTATGGGCGCTGTTCAGCTTAAGGTCATGGGAGAGCTTCAAAAGTGACCGCAACGCATAATGATTTTGCGAAAGCAAATATCATCAACCTGAACGGCAAACAAGTTACATATGATCCTAGGACGAGCCGACACGTCGTTTTCTCAGAGAACGGCAAACTAGTCGCCCGTCCCGTCTTGCAGCTAAGACAAGGCAAGTACGCAGCGTTTGTAGCCGAGCAACTGAGAGACGCTGCGCGTATTGAGAAGCCAGAAGATACGACTTTTGCAAAACTAGATATCGATCCTTCTTACTCTTGGAAACAGGAGCCGGGAGACCTCCTTGAGGATATTAGGGAAGGCATGCGCATCGCGCGTGAGCAGGCGCAGCTATGAGACGCTACGGACGTTTTCCTGACCTTCAGGATATCAGAGATCTCTTCTTCGCTGTGCACCCTGTTGCCGCTGCTCCTGCTCTTCCGAGCGCGAGTATCGAAGACAGCAGAGTCCAAGCGAAGGACCAAGGCAATACGAACGGCTGCGTAGGCTGTTCTGTTGCACAGAATCTTAGACTTGTGATGCTTAAGCTAGGGCTGAATTGTCCTGAGCTAAGTAACATGGCTATTTATCGTGTCGCTCGTAACCTCGACGGCGCGAAGAACGAAGATCTAGGAACCTATCTTAGGAGCGGTGTTCGTGCCGTGCAGAAGGTTGGTGTTCCTCCTGAACAATACTGGCCGCAAGACGAAAGCAAAGTAAATGCGCAAGTTCCTTTCGGAGCCGCTCATGCGGGTTTTGATGCTTCTGGTCTACGGCACTATTATCGTGTCACTTCTGTCGATGAAGTCAAACGTGCTCTCAGCGCTGGTTTTGGTGTTGTTGGTGGTTGGGATATCTACTCCAATTTTGAAGATTGGAATGGACAAGGGCTAACACCAAACACCGGTAAACTTATGGGCGGGCATGCGTTGCCCATCGTAAGCTACGATACGGATGATACGTTCCGTATCTTGAATTCTTGGGGCACAGGTTGGGGTCAGCATGGTTATGCGCATGTGACCTCGGAATTCATCGATAGCGGCTCAGACCTTTGGGCTTTGGACATCACACCATGAACGAGCCGATCCTACAGTTTTTTGTTTATGAACATTTGCCAGAACCCTTGCAGAAAGTGAGCAAGCCTTTTTCTGAGCTTGCACACTCTTTGATGGTCCTGCCGCGTAATCCCGAGCGTACGGTCGCTTTGCGTAAGCTGCTCGAAGCAAAAGACGCAGCTGTACGTTCGATGATTTATAAGGACGTCTGATGGCTCTCTGTGGAGAATCTAACAGACGTATGCGCATAATCAGTTGGGATGATTGTGAAGAGCACGAAGAAATTGATATTCATTTGCTCTATGCTTTTCTGATGAAACTGACGTTAGTTGTCCGTGGTCAATGGGACGTTCTAACGGATGTTCTGAAAGCTGGTTGGTGGTATTGATACATGTTACATTTCTCAAACGGCTAGTGAACGTTCCTTTGCGTTTTATTCAACGGCCTTTTACTGACCGTCCCTGGTTGCTTGCATCTGTTTTTGAAGGCAATATTTGGACAGGTCGTTATGTTTTCACACGGATTAAAATGATATGAAAACCTTTCTTCTCTGTCTTTTGTTAGTCGGTTGTAATGCCTGTCATTCGATCCCGACTTCTACGGATGCGGGCAAGGTGCCTTTGACGCCTCCTCCAGACGCGGCTGACGCGGGCGTGGCGCTCGATGCGTGCGCTCTGGGGTGCCGTCATCTGCGCGCGCTGGGATGCCCGGACGGCGCGCATACGCCGGGCGGGGCGACCTGCGAAACGGTGTGCCGCGCGTCTTTGCCGCCCACTGGTGGCGTTGATCCGAAGTGCCTCAGGACGATAAAGACGTGCGATCAGGAGTCTACATGTACCGTACACTAGGAATCATTTCCTGCATTCTTTGCCTTACTTCTTGTGCAATGATGAGAGAAGGCAATGAAGCGACCACTCCTAAGACCGGACCTGGAACAGAATATCCGTGCGGCGTTTATGGCGTTGTATGCACGGATACCGCAGCACAATTGACGCCAGATCAACGTTGTTGCTGGGTTCATTCGATCTGCAAAATGGACGATGAGGGGCCGTACTGTGAAGCAGACGCTTCTTACGATCCTAGCGATCCAACTATGATGGCCAAGCGACGACGCTTGAGTCGCTTTCGCCATGTTCCTTGATTTCCTCTTAGTCTTAGGTGCAATATGGATCGAAACGAAGATACAAGAGAAGACCTCTCGGTTGAAACAAGGCTCAAAAAGATTGAAGACGGTCTTGCAGAACTTGCACGAAATCACTTAAGTATGAAGCAATTTTGTAAATTGCTCGAACAAGACAACAGCATGGCATTGCATAGTGTGCATGCGTTAGCGGAGATAAGAGAGATAAAATTGAGACTCGGTGCTTACATCGAGCAACGCGGCGAACTTCTTAAGACGTTCGATATATTGAAAGGCTGAATATGTACGGCATCGATGTTTCTCATTACCAAAGCCCCGAAAGTACTCCTTACGCGCAATGCGATTTCGTAATCGTCAAAGCGTCTGAAGGAGGAACAATCGACAGTTCCGCCTATAAGCATGTTGAGAATGTTCGCAAACACAGTAAGATACTAGGTCTTTATCATTTCTATCGTCGTGACCAAGATTTTGCAGCGCAAGCGCGAACATTCTTGAATGCGGCTGAGGCTCTGCGGCTAGGGCCTGGAGACCTTTTTCCTTGTTTGGATCTTGAACAGCATAAGGGGTTGCTTCCAAATAACGGTTGGAATCATCCGGCAGAGGCTATTGCACAAGTATTCGAAGAGAGGTTCGGAGGTTGCATCGTTTATTGCAACATGAGGGACTTCCATCTGCTAGGTTCACCTAAGTGGATTCTTGATCGTCCGCTATGGCATGCACAGTGGCCGTTGCATCAAGACGATTTTAGCGCTCCTAAGGACCCTGTACTTTGGCAACATCGAGTAGGGCCGTTTGAATATGAGGGGTCGTGCGGCCGTTTCAAGCCCGAGAGCTTTGACCAGAGTCACATGCTGCTCGAAGACCCGACAGAGATCACGATTCAGGGCGAAGATGAAGAGCCGGAGAAAGTCAAGAATCTTGTTGCAGCTACAGAAGCGCAGGAAATAAGAGAAAAGCTCGAAGACAAAAAAGCTTGACATCTTCTCGCGGCATGGTAAGCTGCAAACGATGCGTTAGGGAATGTGACTCACTCCGGTGACCCGTAATTCCCTAACGCATTGTTTTTTGGAGCCCTTCATGATTTCAGAAACAACGCTTAGAAAAGCAGACCCGAGCGCCGTTCTTCGATTAGCTCTGTTTTTGGGACTAAAGCCTGCGAAGTATGATGACGTGTGTCTTTGGGCATCTCTAGCTATCTGCCAAAGAGGCCCCGATGCTCCGCAGCGCTAATTTTGCAATCTACGCCGTTCAGTACTTGGACGAGAACCAAGAGGAATGGCAAATCGGAGAGACTGAAGACGGTACACTTCTCGTCTCAATCGATGAAAACGAAGCACGTGAAGTAATGAAGGCAGCGCAAGAAGCCGCGCCAGAAGTTCGTTGGCGTGTGACGAAATACTGCGCTTCTGGATATAGTGAGGAGATGAGCACCTATGGACGAGTTGAGCAAGACTAATTGGAAATGCGACTGGAGTATCTCTGGAGAAGACGCGCATGAGTATTGGAAAGAGTACGGCAATCCGGGAGTCGAGCAGCCGCCTATGCTCGAACCGGAGCTTGCAGAAGAGATTACCATCGCTTTGATGTTTCTTCATTGTGCGTTGACGCAACTCAACGTAGACGAAGGAACTTCTTTTAATATAAGAGAAGCTTTTTACAATTTTGGTAGAGCTGCTGACTTATTGGAGCTTCGATGACCGGCATTCCTCAGCATAGCAAAAAGACCGTTGAATGGTACACGCCGCGAGAAATTGTCGAGAGTTCACGCGCCGTCATGGGCCGTATTGATCTTGACCCGGCTTCGAATCACGTTGCCCAAGAAACGGTGAAGGCAAGCGCGGTCCTACATCAAGCGCACGATGGTCTTCAACACTCTTGGAAGGGCAACGTCTTTTTGAATCCTCCTGGAGGAGATGCTCCTAAAGGAAGCCCTACGAAGTCTAACAGCGTGCTTTGGTGGTCGAAGCTCGTACACGAGTATCGTGTCGGAAACACCGAGCAGGCTATCTTCATTGGTTTTTCGATAGAGATTCTTCAAGCAGCGCAAGCACTGAATTGCGATCAGCCTTTGGATTTTCCGTACTGTATTCCTAGAGAACGTATTCGCTTCATCGACCATAGGACGCTTGCCCCCGCGCGCATGCCCGCGCACGCTAACGTAATCGTGTTCTTGCCTCCGAAGAAAGACATAGAACATGCGAAGCACACTTTCCGTCGAGAGTTCTTCAAATATGGAAGGATCCAAAACGTATGAAGGGCTGCGTAGCAAAGATTAAATATATCCCTCTGATAGAAGGACAGAAGCGTGGCGAACGTTGCACTCGTCAGGTTTATAAAGACAATTTGTGTTGGACGCACTATAAAAGAAAACAGAAAGAAGACGAAGATGCGGATCGTCCGATGTACTAGATGTAAGCTTCCGTTCGCTCCGCACGGACCTTTTCAGGTTTGCGATGTGTGCCTGGGAATTGATAAAGTCTATCCGAAAAAGCGGCACGTTCCGACCAACGAGGAATGGGCGCGCGGCCCTCGTAAAGCTTTTCCCGGTCCTCTTTTGCCTGGCGGAATTGTTCGCTTTGTGCTGGACTTAGGACGATGCGCATACCGTCTCGCGCGGAAATTGATGTCGAAAAGATAAGACGTGGAGGGCTTTACGAATTTGTCAAGCGTGCTTGGCATATCGTAGAACCTATCCCCTATATAGATAATTGGCACATAGAGGAGAAATGCAAGCTCCTCGAAGCAGTGTCTAGGGGAAAATGTAAAGAAGCCATTATTAATGAGCCTCCGGGATCCGGAAAGTCTCTCGTTGTTAGTGTATTGTGGCCTGTTTGGGAATGGGCTTGTATCTCAGCCGAAACTCGTTGGATCTTCGCATCGTTTGATATCGCTCTTACCCGAAGAGACGCAGGCAAAGCTGTTACACTTATTACCTCGGATTGGTTCAAAGAGAGGTATGGTGTTGCGCTGGCCGAGCGTATGGGTGGGCCGCCTCGCGAACGTGTAGCTTTGACTGAGTTCTATACGACTGCTGGCGGTTTTCGTTATTCAACGTCCTGCCCACTTGGCAAGGTGACGGGTCGGCATGCACACAGGCATGTCATTGACGATCCGATTAAGCCCGCCACAGCAGAAGCTGCATCGTTCGCTGTGTCAGATAAAGCCCTTCAAGACATTTCTAATTGGAAACGAAACACACTAAGCACACGAGCATCAGATCCTAAGAACCTATCAACGGTTCTGATTATGCAGCGCGTTCACGAGAACGATCTTACCGGTGAAATGCTGCGCAACAATCCTCAAGCGGCGCATCTCAGATTTCCTGCACGCTTTGAAGCTGACGATCCATCGGTTACTCCATTTGCTCGAGACCGACGAACGCAAGAGGGAGAGCTCATCTGGCCGCAAAGAGTCGACGATGAAACGCTCAGTAAGACTGAACATGATATGGGCGGTAAAGGTTCGATGACTGTTGCCGCGCAGCTTCAGCAGCGACCAACGAGCCGTGGCGGCCAAATCTTCAAAAAAGATTGGTTCCAATATTGGGAAGAATTACCTAAGGGCTTCGGTCGTTTCGTTCAGTCTTGGGATCTGACCTTTAAAGCTGAAGGAACTTCGCGCGTCTGTGGGGACCTTTGGCTTATTTTCGGAACGAAATGTTTTCTTGTCGATTGGATTTGTAAACAGATGAGCTTTACAGAAAGTCTTGCAGAGATAGAAAAGCGTTGCACGACTGATACTGTTTGGCGCAAAGCAGGGACGAAGCTCATTGAAAATAAAGCGAATGGACCTGCTGTTATCTCTGTGCTTCAGAACAAGATAACAGGTATCATCCCTGTTGAGCCTCAAGGTTCTAAAGAAGAGCGAGCAAATGCCGTAACGCCCGTCTATGAAGCAAAAAATGTCTATCATCCGCATCCAAGCATTCGACCAGACATTAAAGGACGTGAGAAGGTTCTCCTAGATTTCCCGCGCGCACGTTGGGATGACGAAGTAGATGCTACGTCTATGTTTTTGCTCTACTTCATACAGAACTCTTCGAACTTGGCGGCTGCGATGGGCGCACTGAAAGCGCCCGGGGTCTTTGGAATGGGTTCGAGATGAAAATTACAGGTCCGTTGTTTAAATGGTTCGGTTCGAAATGGAACGCTTCAAAGCACTATCCAGAACCGGCATATGAAACCCTGATAGAACCTTTTGCTGGAAGTGCCGCATATAGTCTAAGATATGCAGAAAAGAAAGTCCAAATTTTTGATGCAGATCCTAATTTACAGCAACTTTGGTATTGGCTGATCAACGAAGCAACAGAAGAGTCAATAAGACAAATTCCAACAGATTTTCCTGAAGGAACAGATTTAAGAAGGGTAGGTTTGACGTATAATCAAGCGCTTTTGGTAAAGCACTGGCAACGGACTAATAACGTTGGAGATTGCTGGACTACTAGCCCGTGGGGGAACAAGCCTGGACAATGGACGGTAAGCACACGTTCAAGAGTAGCGGAAGAAGTACAAGCGATAAAACATTGGGTATTCGCTCCTATTTATCCGCAAACTGGAACTTGGTTTATTGACCCTCCATATCAATATAATTACCAGTACCGAAAAGGTTTGACAGTTAACTATCAAATTTTGGCTAATGCAATACAAAATATTCCTAGACCTAATCAATTGATAGTATGCGAGGCTATATGTAGTAAAACAGGCAAGGTACCAGATTGGCTACCTTTTCAGTTTTTCCGAGAAACGGTTACTAGCAGAAGGAAGGAGCATCAATCGCACCACTCAAAGGAGCTTGTTTGGTACAAGGGTCCGAGCTAAGCTGAGTCCCAAAGGACTTAGCTTTGACAGCAAAACAAGCTCTTTTGTCGAATGCCCTTAAGGCGCTCTCGTATATCGGCGAGCGTTTCGACGGATGGACGAACCAATTCACCGGCCTCGGTGTGTGGGGCCGTGACAAGACGCTCGGCACACGCTTTCGTGAGGACTGTATCCTCAGCCTTCAAGAGCTAACGAGTCTCTATGTAGGCGACGATATGGCTGCATTGATCGTGGACACAGTTCCCGATACGATGTACCGCAAAGGGTTCGAAGTTGTTACGGACGATAATGACGAACGAGAGCCTTTGAACGAAGCTGTTCGCACGTATAACGTCGCGAAGCTCTTCAAAGAAGGTAAGCGTTGGGGGCGTTGTTATGGTGGAGCTTTGCTTGTCATCGGGGCAGATGACGGAGGCAATGCAGACGAACCGCTCAACGAGGAGCGCATACAGACTATGCGGCCGTCGCGCGTCGTTGATAGACGATGGGCGTGGCCGCTAACGTACTATACGGATTCTGAACATCCTAAGTACGGGATGCCTGAGACGTATCAGATAACGACGTGGAATGGAACGTGGGGCGTCCGTCAAGCGGTCGTTCATGAAAGCCGACTTATCCTGTTTGGAGGAGCTACTACTCCAGAGGATAAGAAGCTTCAAAATAACAGCTGGGACTACAGTATCCTTCAACGGTGCTATGGTCCGTTGCGGCAGTTTGAGAATAACTACAAATCACTAGAACTATTGCTCGCAGATGCAAGTCAGGCTGTTTATGGTGTCAAGAATCTTTGGGACATCATAGCGCAAGGGCAAGAACAAGTTCTTATCGAACGTATGCAAATGATAGATCTCGCACGTTCTGTTGCGCGAGCTATCGTTATGGACAAGGACAACGAAACATTCGAACGCAAGACTACGACGATGGCCGGCGTTCCGGACAGCATCGATCGGTCGATGCAAAGACTCTCTGCTGCTGCGCGTATCCCTGTTTCGATTTTGATGGGACGTTCCGCGGCAGGAATGAACGCAACAGGCGATCTAGATCTGGAGTGGTTCTACAACGATATCGAATCAGCGCGCGACGAAGAAAAGCCAAAGATTAAGCGCTTCGTTGAGTTGATGTGCTTGGCCAAAGATGGGCCAACAAATGGCATTATTCCTAAGAGTCTTGAAATCGAGTTCAAGGCTCTTCGTGAGCTAACCGAAGAACAGAAGTCGAATATCTACAGCAAAAATGCTGCTGCCGATGTCCAATACATAACTGAAGGAGTCCTAACCAAGGATGAAGTAGCACTCTCGCGTTTCGGTCCCCGTGGGTATTCACAGAATATTGTGATTGTGCGTGGACCTCGCGAAGAGATGCTAGATCCTAAGTTGATTGATGAGGAACTCAATGCGGAGCCGGAAGCACAGACGCAGGATCCCAACCAACAGCAAAAGAAGGGAACTCCTGCCAAAGACCCCGGAAGCAACAATAACTGAGTATGAAATTTGGATTTATGGTCTGTTGAAGTCTTGGCATCAACGGTTGCTTGCGGACGTTAGAAAAGCTGCCGTTGAGGATGGTTATCGTAACGACGCGCTACTTGGATATCTACGAACGTTACTCGCTCAATTCTCGTTGAAGGTTCAAGAAATCTTCACAGCAAAGAATTTACAAGCGCCGCTTGCAAGATATGCAGCAGAAGTTACGGAACGAAATCTCAGGACACAGATCGTCGGTATTGATCCTACGTTCGGTCAACCAACATTCGTGGTGTTGCGAGATACTTATATAGAGAATAACGTCAAGCTCATTAAGACGATTCCGGAGCAAGATCTTGCTAGTGTTGAGAAAATTTTTTCGGCTCCTGAGAACGTTGGTCGCTCTGTAGGCGAACTGTCTGACATGCTAGAGGAGAGATTCGATGTCTCCAAATCGAGAGCACAACGCATCGCTAGAGACCAGACGCTTAAGCTTAATGCGGGAATCACAGCAGAGCGTCAAAGACTCGCTGGCATTTCACGATACATCTGGACGACGTCCAAAGACGAGAGAGTCAGGGGAAACCCTCTTGGTAAATGGCCCCTTCCTAAGTCTGGTTTGGGTGGCGACCATTATCGTTTGGATGGTTCGATACAAACCTGGAACGCACCCCCTATCGTTAATACTGCTACTCTACGGCGTGCACACCCTGGTTTTGATTATGAGTGCCGCTGTACTCCGTTTCCAATCCTCGAAGGGATAGACGATGTCTGAAGTAACCAGATACGATTTTTCAAGGCTCGATAACATCGAACGTACGCCGTCCGGAGGGTTGCGTATTCCAGGCAATCTTACACGTATTGGCGTCTTGGAATATAAGTTCCCCGATGGTTCGGTGCGGCGGGAACTTCGTCATCCGGACCATGTTTTTAAGGCGGACAGTCTTAAGACGTTGCGCGACGCTCCGGTTACCGATCTTCATCCGCCCGAGATGGTCAAACCAGAAAACTATAGTAGATATAGCCGTGGACACATATCGGATTATGGACACACAGATACCCATGTGACGGGCACGCTAGCTGTGCAGGATGCAGATCTAATTAAGAAGATTGATGCTAAAGAGCGTCAAGAGATCTCAATGGGATATCGTTGCGATCTAGATCACACGCCGGGCGTCTTTAACGGTGAGAAGTACGATGCTATTCAAACTAATATTCGATACAATCATGTAGCGATTGGTCCGGAAAAATGGGGGCGTGCCGGATCTTCGGTTGCGCTTCGTCTAGACTCGTGTGATGCTTTCAGTGAGCCGCATATTGGCCAAGAATCAAGGAAACCTGACATTATGAAGACCATTCGACTTGACGGGGCTGACTACGAATGCGGCTCCGATGCACATCTCGCAAAGCTCGATTCGATGCACAAGGAAGTTGTGCAATCGATGCAAACTCAGCTCGATAAGGAAAAGGGGCGAGCAGACGGTCTCGCTGCGGAGCTCGCGACGGTCAAGACGAAGCTTGCGACGGCGGAGGATCCCGCTCGCATCGATACTGCGGTCCAAGCGCGCGTGAAGCTCGAAACGAGCGCGCGAAAGGTGCTGGGCCCCGATGCGAAGCTCGATGGTCTCAGCGAGCGCGCGATTATGCTGAACGTACTGAAGCTCGATGAGAAGGCAGTCGAAGGCAAGAGCGACGATTATCTGCGGGGACGCTTCGATACGGCCACGGCCGGCGAGGGCGGCACGCAGCGCCGCGATTCGCGGAGCATCTCTCACGCGCTCGACGTCGCGGGCGGAGGGCATCCGCCGGACGGCGTCCGACGTCAGGACGGGCAGCAACAGGACGGCGATGGCAGCAACGTGACGCGCATCGACGCCGTGGAATCACAGAAGAAGAACCGTAAGGAACTCCATAACGCTGGACGTGCTCCGCTGCCGGGCACCGTTCAGAAGTAATCTTCAAGAACTTAATTTAAGGAAATAAGAAAATGTCTCAAACTACGGTTCTTGCGGATGTTCCGCTGGCTCTTGAAGGTTCGGTCGCATATCCTGGTGCGGGTAATCTAACGATTAGCCGATGGGCTAAGACGGATATGCCTTTTGGGCGTTTCGTGACGTTCAAGACTGCGAGCGGTGCGGAGTCTTGTGACCTTCCGACGGTTACGGGTGATGTGACTTCAGGTCGTGCTCTCGGCATCGCTGTGTTTGATCCTGCGAAGGAGCCGAACAGTGCGCTCGGCTACAAGGCTGGACAGATGGTCCAAATCCTTCGTCGAGGATATATTTGGATGCTCACGGAGACGGATGTCGCCGAAGGTAGCGCGGTGTTCGTTAGATTTGCTACGGTAACAGGTTCGGGAACCGCGCCCGCAATCGGCAAGGTTCGCAAAGATGCGGATACTGCGGATGCGGTAGCTCTCCCTGGTGCCTTTTTCCGTACGACTCTCGCGGCCGCGGGTTTGGCTATCGTTGAGATTAACCTCCCGCAGTAACAGAACTCTTTCTTAGCTTAACTTAAGGATAGAAGAAAAATGTTGATTCGTCAAGCTCTCGTTGAACGTATTCTCGAGCAGTTCAATCAGAACACGAGTGATCGAACGGATGCGGGAGAGACTGCGTTTTTCACTCGTTCGCTCGAGACGATTCTCGCCAAGACGTATGATGTCAAGTATCCGGAGCTTAAGGCTCGTCAGTTCATTCCGCTGAACAGCGAAGTGGATCCGGGCGCTGAGACGTTTACGTATCGGCAGTTTGACATGTTTGGCATCGCGAAGATTATCAGCAACTTTGCTGACGATCTTCCGATGGTCGATGTGCTCGGTAAGGAGTTCAGCGCTCCTATCGTGAGCATCGGCGCAAGCTACCACTATTCGATTCAGGATATCCGCCGTTCGCGTATGTCGGGTATCGATATGGATGGCAAGCGCGGCATGGCTGTTCGACGCGCGGCTGAGACGAAGATTGATCTTCTCGCCGCTCTCGGTGACGCAAACACGGGAGTCAAGGGTTTCCTCAATCAATCTGCTGTGCCCATTGTCAGTTTCGTTACTGGCAACTGGACGCAGGCGACGGCTGCAGAGAACATCCTTACGGACATGAACACGCTTGTTAACTCGATCGTGAACACGACCAAGGAACTCTTTGCGCCGGACACGATGATTTTGGACAATACTTCGTTCCAGATTGCGAACAGCAAGCGCATTGATCCGACGATGGAAAAGAGCGTTCTCAAGTCTTTCCTTGAGAACAATCCTTACATTACTTCGGTCCAGCAGTGGCAGCGATGCAACACTGCGTCGGCGACGAACGGTCGGCGCATCGTTGCGTACAAGCGCGATCCGGAAGTTCTCGAATTGGTCATTCCGCAAGAGTTTGAGCAGTTCCCTCCTCAGGCCAAGAACCTTGGATTTATGATTCCTACGCATGCGCGCGTTGGTGGCGTTTCTGTGCGCTATCCGCTCGCTATTGCGTACATGGATCTGACGTAAAAGGAAAGACAGATGATTGATATTGAGAATACTCAGGCTCGGCTTCTTGTCGGGCCTCCGATCGGGCACGAGAAGCTAGAGCATGGCGAGGTTCGTTTCCTTCCGGGAATGAATCACGTTTTGGATGATGCTTGGGAGCAGACCAAGAATATGGGCAGCGTGCCGAAGTGGATTGAACTCGGCTGGCTCAAAGTTCATGGCGAACAGCCCGGTCCTGTTGAAGTCGAAGATGGTATCACGGTCGACGATGCCGTTTCTGAGATTTCAAAAATGAGTGCTCAGGATGCTGTCGCCGTCATTGAGCAAGGACATCTGACGGCTGAAATGCTCGATGCTGTAGCAAAGAGAGATAATCGCGAAGCCGTGTCTCTCGCTGCTAAGCTCAAGCTCGACGAGCAGAAGTAATGGCTTTGGATGTAGCGAGCTTTAAGGTCGTTTTCCCCGAATTTACCGATGCCGGGGATGCGATGATTGCTCTCTACATCCAAGATGCTTCTCAACGAGTTAATGTAGCTTTCGGAAGTCTTTTTGATCGAGCACACGCTATTATGACAGCTAAGATGCTCGCTCAAAGCTCTTTCGGTCAACAAGCTCGCTTGTTATCAAAAACTGGACGCAGTACGTATGACGATCAGTGGGATAATTTAGCTTACGCTTTCAACGCTGGCGGGACAGTCCTTTGATTCGAACGAAGTTGACTATTATAGACCGAGATGCAGGTCTTAAAAAGCTACTTCGCGAAACATTGATTCCAGGCAGAACGAACGTAACGGTTGGAGTTCAGGCGGATATCGGAGCGCAACAACACGTTGGTTCTAAGCTTACTGTGCTTGACATCGCAACGATTCATGAATTTGGGCTTGGCAATAATCCTGAACGGTCTTTTATCCGTGCAACGTTCGATGAAAATCAAGAGCTGATTTACAGACTCGCTCAATTAGTAGTCGATGGAAAGCTAACAAGAGAACAAGCACTTAATCAGCTCGGCCTTAGATTTCAAGCGCAGGTTATCGATAGAATCAATTCTAACATCCCTCCGCCGCTCGCTCCAGCAACGATTAAGCGCAAGGGTTCAAGTTTGGCGCTAGTTGATACAGGGCAACTTAAGTCTAGCATAACTTATCGGATCGAACAAGAATGACCACATGGGCACAATTTAGAACGGACCTGCTAGCAGCAGTAAAAGCCGTTGTGCCTAATGATCAGGTCGTTTGGAAAAGTCAACCGCGTCCGTTCAAGAAGCCCGGTCGAGCACTCGTTATCTTGAATCAGATAGCTTTTGACTTCGGCCAGTTTGACGAGGAGCGCATCAATCCTGACACGATGCAAGTGGATCGTTTGGGTTGGCGCAAAACTACTGTTTCTGTTCGCG